GATGGACTTGCCACCGGAATCGATGAGGGCGGAGATGGGCATGCCGGTGTCGCGGAGGGCCTTCTCCTGTTCGGCCTTGGGGCGTTCGTCCATCTCGACGAGGACGTGGCGGTAGGCGGACACGTCGTTGTCGGATCCGCTGTAGAGGTTGGGCTTGAACGGGTTGATGCGGACGAAGACTCCGCGTCGTTCGGGTCCGAGGATCCCGGCACCGGGTTCGTCGTGGCGGGCGAGCCATTCCTCGCGGGTGATGAACGAGCCGCTGGACAGTGGCCTACCGTCCTCTTCGGAGACGTTGTCGCAGATGCAGACGGTTTCGCCCTGGGCGAAGCAGGCTTCGAGGAAGCGCCGGAACTCTGATGCGCCGGGCTCCGGGGCTACCGGAGCTGGTCGCTTGAAGGTCACGCGGGTGATGTCGAGCGGTTGGGTGGGGCGATGGTCCGAGGTGTTGGCTAGGTGCCCGCGTGGCTTGTCGTGCGGTTTCTCGTCGGCTTGGCGGATCTTGTGGAGCAGCTCGCGGTCGGTCCATGGCGGCTGGCAGGAGCGGTTCCAGTCCGACAGGAGCGTGAAGGCGTCGGAGGTGGAAAGGCCGAAGCCGTGGACGAGTCCCACGGCGGCGGTGTAGGTCTGTGAATGCCCTCCGGATCCGGAGATGGCTGGCGGTACCTTGGCGAGCCAAAGCGCCGCTCGTTCGAGGAGCGTTGTCATGTCGTTGATTCGTTGCTGGCCGGACTACCGTGGCCTACTACTGAGGCTTGGTCAGTGGCCTGAAGATGCGGTTGAACTCTTCGGTATTGCGGACGTAGAGAGCGCCCCGGCGTTCGTAGATGGTCACGGAGCGTCTGGTCTCGCCTAAGCGATACTGTCCATGCCCGAGGACTGTGACGACCACGGCAGGGTTGTGGATGTTGACGAACTGTCGATCGGTTTCCATTGGAAGTGGGTTTTCTTGGTTGGGTAGCTGATCCATCCCTTGGATATTCCGTAGGCGATGAGGCGTGGAGCGTCATCGAGGATGCGGCGGTTTTCCAGCGTGAAGGCGGATCGTTCGGCGTTGGACATGGGTCCGGGTTTGGAGTTGGTTTCGAGGCGGGCCTCGTACCATGGTTGTTCGCGGCGTGGGGTTTTCATTGGTTGGGTGTGATCCGAGAGAGGATGCAGTTACAGTAGGTGCCCTTGGTTTTGGCGGTGCATTTGGGGTGATGGATGGGGCTGGCCAGGATGTGGTCGCTGAGTTCCTTGGTCAGCGAGATGAGTTGCAGGATTCGATTGGCCGCCTCGGCGCATACGGCATTGGCTGCACCGTCTGCCGAGTGGATCTCTGCGGAGAGGATGTTGAGTGCGTTGACGAGGTCGTGTGTTGAGGACTGGATCATGGGTGTTCCTTGTGGATCTGGATGCCGTTGCCTTTGGCGTCGAGGAGTTCGACCGAGCGGACGTTTTCTAGGCGGGCCAAGGTCTTGATCATCTCGATGGGGTCATGTGCTTGGGCGACGCAGGTGAGGTGGATGTCACCGTCGCCGTAGTTGGTCTTGAGGTTCTCCTTGGTACGATCCCTGCGGATGCGGATGGAGCGTCCGTCGGAGAGCGGGATGACCTTGATGGATTCGACGAGTGGATAGGTGTGTCGGCTCATGGTTGTTGTTCATCGAGCCAGGTGACGAGTTGGGAGTAGGATTTGACTCCGTAGTTCTTGAATGCGAGCGGTCGGATCCTGCCGCTTTTGATTGCCTCTCTGGCTTCCTGTTTACTGGTGATCCCTAGTTTCCCGAGGATGGTGATATTTCGGACGCTGAGTCCGTGGGTCCACAGGGTGGATGCGTATTGTCGTTGTTTGGCCAACTGGAATATCTGATGAGCGCGTTGGCGTGACATACCGAGGTTGAGGGAGATGGATTTGTAGGTCCAACCCTTGGCTCGGAGGTCTGTGACGATCTGGATTGATTCAGTCAGTTTCATGGCTTTTGCATTCTGATGGTCGCTTGGTATCGTTTGTTGGCTTTGTGACATTGGACGCACAGGCCGAGTTGTTGGGTGCAGCCACAGCCCAAGCATGCGGCCAATTCGTTGCACAATTCCTTCCATTGTTTCAGTTGGTTTGTTGTTTCGTTTTGCGGTGGTTGGGGCAGGGGATTCCTTTGCGGATGTACCATAGGACGCTGGGTGCGAGGTTGTATTTGGCCGACAGTTCTGCGTAGGTGATGGAGTGATGCTCCTTGAGTATCATGGCCTTGATGCGATCCGGGACTTTGCGCCATCGGCGTTCGCCGGATTTCACCGGAGGGAGGATGGGTTTCATCGTCCCTCCAACCATTTCTTGAGGTCTTGCAGTTCAGCCTCCTTGGCCTCCAGTTCCTTGATCCGCTTGTTGGCTCCGGCCAGTTGCCGCTCTAGCTGACGGGCGAAGCCGGCTTTCACGAACCTGGTGAATGCCACGGTGACAAACGGCTGCCGGTCTGTGCGCGGGGTTTTGGAGATGGGCTTCTTCACGGCTTGGCCTCCTTGGCTTCAGGTTTGACCCGCCAGAAGCTCGGTATGTCATGCCATGCTCTGCTGCTGTATCGGATGTCAGGAAAAGGACCGGTTCCCTCGTCATACCAGCAAATGCATTCCGCGTCTGTCGCATGGAGTGCTTTGCAGTCATTGTTTTTGTAGTAGTATTGATACTTCACGGCTTTGTCTCCTTGGCTTTGTGCCAGTCGATAAACGTAAACGGGTTGTGATTGTTGGCGAGTGCATCCCCCGCCTCCTCCAGCCGCTTGATGCGGTCATTGGCGGCGTTCAGTTCGAGTTCCAACTGGCGGGCGAAACCGACACTCACACGTCCGGTTCCAAACTGCGCTTCATCCGTCCTCGGTGTATCACTCACAGCTTGGCCTCCTTGGCTTTGATCCACTTGTCTACCAGTTGCAGCCACCTGCACCCTTGAGACATCGCATCACCAGCCTCCTCCATCCGCTTGATGCGTTCCAGTAGCTTAGGAACCTCACGCTGGATCACCGTGCGCTGAGACTCTCCTAGTTGTCCTCCAAGCATGGTTGCGATGGCGTTCGCGTTCCACTCGCGTTCGACCGCCAAGGCTGATTGCTTCCAGTCTTCAAGACGTTCGATCTGATCCTGAAGCTCCCTGATCTTCGTAGCCTGCGCATCCTTCATCCACTGGGTCTTGATCTGATCGAGCGCAAGCACGGCAGTCTCGGTAGGCTTGAGTCTGTCGCTAGTCGTCACTCGGCCATCGCAATGGATTGTTAGCAATGGCTCGTCGCTGAAATTAATGCTGACTGATTTGATTGGATTCATGTATTTGCTCACGGCTTGGCCTCCTTGGCTTTGTTCCATTTGTTGACCGCATCACCGAACCCGCCGAAATAGCCGGCTGCTTTGAGCGAATCCCCCGCCTCCTCCAGCCGCTTGATGCGGTCATTGGCTGCGTTGAGTTCGCGTTCCATCCGCTTCATCTCGCCTGCCAGATCGTACATAGTCGCGCCTTTTTTGAAGTAGGCCTCATCCGTCCTCGGCGTGTCGCTGACCATTTTGTTGGCGTCACCAAGATGGTTGCTCATCGCTTCCTCCTCTCCAGCATCGCGTCGGCATAACGATACGCATCCAAGGCAAAGTCTTCCCAGTTTCCATTTGAGTTAGGATTTGCAATAGAACCCTGCAACGCAGCCGCTGCGAAGTAGTCGCGTAGGGTCATTCCTGGTGTGGTTCCGTAATGAGTAGCGCACGGCTGCCCATCCTGATAGAACCCGTGTGTGGTAGCTGTCGCATTTGTTGGAAACGCCGGTCCACCGTCGTTGATCTTGTTCATTTCGATTCCTCCTCAATCGCCGTAAGCGCATCGTAAATATCCCTGAAATGCTCCTTGAAGATCGTGTCGCGAATCGACACGGCAATCTCCCGATGCTCCTTCTGGGTTCCCTTCGCACACCGCTGCTCAAAGTAGTGAATCCATGAGCGTACACTCCCAGTCATGTACATCGTCGTCTGAGTGCAAAGCGGCAAAATCATCCGCGCAGTCTCCCGACTCACTCCCTGCGAGATAAGCTCGCGATACAAGTTCCAAGACCTGAACGTAACGTCGGCCACGGCATCCTTGGCCCACTCCTGAGAAAACACCTCGCCGCTCGCCTGACGATTCTTCAAGTCCTGCGTCCTCAGCTCCACAGGCTCCATCTCAAGCGCCACCGCATAGCGTTGGCTGTACTCCTGAAAGCAGAAGCTCCGGTGCCTAAGAATCTGAGCAGCAACCGCCCTACTCGTCACAATCTCCACGGTCATGCTCGCCTGCTCAAAGATGCTCCAATGGCCGTTATTGATGCAGTAGGCCAGCAACCTCGGCGCTGTCAGCGTGTTGAGCTGATTGGCCGGATTGCTCACCCTCGCGCAATAGGTGATGAAGTCGGATGCCGACATCTCGCCGTCACCAACAATGGGTTTCGTAATCGCTACAATTTTTGTTTTCATGGCTTCGTTTCCTCCTCAACCCCACACGGGAGCCACGTTTTACCGCCGTCGGTGCTGTGTTCGCTGGTAGATAACCAAGTCGATCTGGTTAATTCATCGTAAGTTCCACAAATCAAAACTCTCCGACGTCCACAGTTTGAATCCTTAACCCTCATCCACGCCCCCAGCGGCACATCGTCCTCAGTCCACGGGCGGAGCTTTGCGGTGGGTTTTATGCGGTATTCGACAAGGTCCCAGTTCCATTTTGGATCGACCACCAATTTCCACACATCTCCGCCCGTGTCTCGGAACCGGCATTCGATCTGCCTGCGGGCCTTGAATGCCTGCATCGCCCCGATCTGATAGTCGAGGTCCCGTGTGTCTACTGCTGCTTGTTCTTTTGTCATTTCGTTCCTTTCCATTTGAATTGATTGTTTTTGTTCTCTGCGAATCCACGTTCAACCGCTTCCTCCTGCCAGACTTGGCCGGCTGCGTAGGCCCCGACCAAGACTCCGAGCAGGAATGCCATCACCGTTTTCATCTGCATTTTTCCCTCCACGAAAACACCGGCTTTCCGTCGGCCCCCTCCAGCCACTCAGCATGTCCAGTCATCACAGCTTCCAGCTCCATCCGCTCCTGCACCAGTTGCCGGACCTTCATCCGGTACGATGCCAATTCGATAGCGGTAGAAACAAAGCTGCCGACCAAACAGCCAATCGAGAAGCCGAGGAGGAAACGGGTCATTTGGATCCTTTCTTCTTGTTCCTTCTCCATACCGAGGTGTCGTTCTTGAATCTGTAATTCCTGGCTGCCTTGAATGCTTGGCCGACATCGTTCTTGGTCATGTGATAGGCTCCGTCGCCATCTGCTATGATCCGGTTGGGTGCGCTTGTCCTGCTCATCGGCCACCTCCGATTGCGTAGTGGAGGATCAGAAGCGCGTCGCAGTTTCCGAGGGTGACATCCAGATGGGGGTAGAGTTCCTGGGCCTTGGACTTGAGCTTGCGCTTCCATTCGGGACCGGTGGCGCATGCTTTGCGACCTCCGAGTCCGAGTGGTTCCTGCCAGACTCGCGGCTCGACGCGATGGAGTGCGTAGCCTTGTGAGTAGGCCAGTCCTTGGATGATGCCGTAGTTCTCGTGGAGTGTGGCGACGGCTGCGGCTGGGGTGAGTTTGGACACGAACTTGGGCACCTTCTCGATCCACAGGTGGGAGTCAGCCACCTTGAAGCCGGTGAGCAGTTGATGCATGTCCGGAACGGACTCTGGCATAGGGAACAGGAGGATTCCGTCTGTTGCCTTGATGGCGAATCCACCGTTCACGCCTGGGTCACAGGCTACGATTGTTTGTTTCATTGGTTGGTTTGTCGTTCTGCGATCTGATGGTGAGTTTGTGGCCTACGAAGACTCCGAGCAGTGTGAAGACCGGAAGGATCGCGGCCATGGAGATGATGGTGAGCGCGGTGTTCATTGGATCGAGCATCCGAGTTGTTGGTAGCACTTGATCCGTTTCTTGGCGTGGGCATGGGCGAGCGGATGGAAGTTGTCCTTGAAGTCGTGGATGAATGCCTCGTCCTTTCCGTCGCACCTACGAAGAGCCCTGCTGGCCCGCTGGATCGTTTTCTGTGCGCTTCGGCCTCCGGAGACCATCACGAGGGTGCGGACGTTCGGCAGGTCGAGTCCTTCGTCGGCCAGCGAGGTGGCGATCATGGCCTTGATGTTCCCAGCCTTGAACTCCTCCATGGCAGCGCGACGAGCCTTCTTTGGCATCTTGGAATGGACGAGGATGGATCCGTCGATCTGCTTCGCGTATTCCTCACCTAGGGTCACCCTGGGGACGAGTACGAGTGTTTGAGACTCGCACTTGGCGAACATGATCGCGGCAGCATTCCGGTTCCTGTTCTGGCAGATGCCGATGTCGGTGATGGCTTCCCAAGCGCACATGGCGCGGAGTTCTGTGTGCGGGATCCGCATGTAGCGTTTGCGATCCGTGAAGAGTTTCTCGATCTGGTCATCGATCCTGCTCTGGATGAAGAAGTCTGTGGCCGAGGACAGGTAGACGGTTGCGTGGGCCAGAACATTGACCAGCTCCTCGCGCTTGATCTCGTGCGCGCTGTTCCGAAACAACGTGAGGAGGATCTCGTTACGCTCGGGATCGTCGCACCAAGGAGTTGCATCGAAGCCGTAGCGTCGTCCATTGCATGACTCGATGATCCTGCGCCACGACTCTGCTGGCGCATGCTTTGCCTCATCCACGATGAGGACTTTCTTGGATGAGAAATCGACCGACTCGTGCGGGCACCTGACTTCGACGATTGAAGGATCGACTCCAACGGCATTGAGCGATTTGACCGCCTGCTGGCAGGTCTCGCGGGTCGGGGCGAGCCAGCCGAATGTCATGCCGTGGAACTTCTCGGAGAAGTGTTTGACGATGGATGATGCGATGAGGGTCTTGCCGCACCCTGCTGGAGCGATGATGAGTCCATCCCCTTGAATGGCCCACTCGACTGCTCGTTGCTGATATGGTCGAAGCAGAAACGCTTGCGTCGAGTTCGTTTCGGGATGATCTTTGTCGTGCATAGCGTGTCGTTGCGCTTTGTGTTGGTTTGTAAGGACTACTCGTTGACACCCCCCGGAGCTTGCACACTCCGGGGGGCTTTGTTTTGTGGGGGTTAGATGTCGTTGTCGGAGGGGAGCTTCTTCATCCGACGAACCCGCAGGGCGGTCTGTTCCGCACCGTTCTTGTCGGTGTACTTCTCCTCTTCGATGACGATGCCCATGCCGAGCCCGACGAAGCCTTGGAGGAACCTCTGGAAGGCTCCTCCGATGCTAAAATCGAACTCGGCTCCATCGTCGATGTTCGCATCGGTGGCTCCGATGAGCATCTGAAGCCGCCACATCATGGTGTCCTTGAGGGTGAAGCGGTCGATGATTGTCTCTCCCTCGGCACTCTTGTATCGGAGGACGACGACGGGGTTGCCGTTCTTGTCGAGACCCTCATCCTTGGCGGACTGGATGACGACGGTGTACTCCCCGGGGCCGGGGAAGGGCTTCACTTCTGCTTGGCTGCGATCGACTTTGAATTTCATGTGGTGGTGTTGTTGGTGTTGTTACTGTTGGTCGGACTGACGGGCTGCCCACGCGGGCAGCGAGAGGGATTGGATCTGGGACGAGTAGCAGGGCCACGAGTTGAGTTGCTCGCACTCGATGTAGGTTCGTAGCTGCTCCTCGATGATGCTGTGACCGAGGTCGATGGCCGGCTGATCGAGTTCGTAGCAGGCCACTCCGTAGGGCGCTTCCTTCTCGACTGCGATGAATATGAAGCGGTTGATTCCTGTGATGCGCTGGTACCACGCGGCTTGAACGTGGTAGCGGAACTGGGCGCAGGACTTACCGAAGGCCACTGGCGATGCGTCCTGGGTGGTTTTGACATCGACGATGTAGTCCCCTCCGAGACCGTCGATGCGGGCTTTGACCTTCACCCCGTCCCAAATGTCGAAGAAAGAGACTTCGGTCTGGATGTTGTGGAGGAATGCGGCGGCGGCTGGGTGAGCGTGAACCGCTGCGGCGGCTCCGGTGATGTTGTCCCACTGCTCTTGGTTGAGCGGGGTGCGACCGGATGACAGGACGGCCTCGTAGGCGGCTTTGCCTTCCTTGGTGCGCCGATCGCCCGAGAACGCGGTGTAGGTGGCCGCGAACAGGTCGGGTTCGAGGATAGCCATGTGAACGGCGGTGCCGAACTCAAGGGCGGGGGACGACTCGTTCTTGGTGATGCCGTCCTGCCATGCGCGGAAGTGGGCGGGGGACCGCCGGAACTGATCGAGGCCGGACTTGGAGAGGGCCTTGGTGCCGTGGTAGATGGCCGACGGCATGTTGTGGATTACCTCGGTGCTCACGCCTGCACCTCCGTGGTCACGATGGTTTCGGGGGTCACGATCACGGGCAGCTTGCTCAGGATCAGGTCGGGCTTGCTGATGTACTTGGAAGCGAATGCGTCTTCCAGGTCTCGGAAGGTCTGGCCTTCCTTGATGCGACCGGCTTTCAGCAGCAGCGCGTTCACATCTTCCTCGCGGGACTCGAACAGTTCTTCGAGCTTGGCCACGAGATCGAACGCCTTGGTGGGAGTGACAGCGACCTCGGATGCGGTGGGCTGGAAGTCCTCGGTCTCCTCCGGGGTGTAGACACCGGCGACGACCTCCGGGGCCAGCATGCGGATAGCCTTGGAGATACAGCGGGCGCGGAGCATGGCACCCGGATCCTTGGCCCACCCGGAACCCGGCTTGGCGGGGAGCAGGCCAGCGAGCTTGGCGTCCTCGGTTGAGAATCCGATCTCGCACTCGTTGCCGTCGTACTTCCAGACAGCGACTGCCGCCTTCTGGTCGAACTGCTTCCACAGCACCTTGCCACCGCGAGCGCGGTAGCCGGCCAGCATAGCGTCGGAACGCATGCTCAGGGAGCCGTTGATGATGTGGTACTCGCGCTTGAAATCGAACGGGGTCTTCTTCTCGGCGGCGCATTGCCACGCGATGAGTTTACCCTGTTCGACCTTGGTACAGCCTAACATTCCTGAGGCTGCTATCCACTCGCCCATCTTCTCGATGGCGGTGATGGGGTCTGCGATTTTGCTGTACATCTCTGCGGATGGATCAGCGGTTGTCGTTGCGATTGCGTTGTTCATTTGCCGTTGTTTCTGAGTAGTTGTTCGACTACGTCGGAGCGGACACGGATCGTGCGCTTCGTTGCTCTCATGGCTGGAAGCCGACCATCCCTGATCCATCGACGCACCGTCTCGGGATGAGTCCCGAGTGCCTGTGCGATCTCTTTGATCGAGAGTAGTTTTACGCTCACGGACCAAAGAATGGACCGTGTTGCCTACCGTTGCAAACTTTTTCTTGAGAAATTATTTCTCGGTCTCGTCTTCGCCTGCGTACCGGCGGAGAGCGGCTAACTGCGAGGGCTGTGGAAGCTCTGCAATTTTGGCCATTTCATTGAAGAAATCGCGTCTGGATCGCATGCCGCTGACACCCGCTCCCTTGGCGATCGCCTTGGAGACGAGTGCGTAGGTTCCGAGATCGGCCATTGAACTGAGCATGGACAGGACACCGCTAGCGCCCTTTCCTGCCGCAATTTGGACCGGCAATTCGGCTGCTTTTCGCGTTGCACGTTCAAATGCAGCGCCCCGAACGGTAGATCCTGCTTGGCCTGCTGCCTCACGGGCCTCTTCCATCACGCGAAAGCCCGGAATGAACGTCTTTTCGATGTCCGAAAGCAGTTTGGGGCCAAGGATTCGCTCGATACGGGCTCGTTCAGTCGGGTCTGCGAGAATGCCGACGGCTCCAGTGGCGGCTCCGCGTCGTCCACCGCGCACTTCGAGCAGGAGGTCCTCGATTTCGCGGGCGCGGACAGAATCAAGCGTCTCTTTGGCCATCTTAGAACCGCTCGTGGCGCGTTTCTGGAGAGCAGAGATGACCGAATCAACGGTGGCGACATCCGGAAGCGTCTGAACGGCCCTGGAGGCGACTGCAAAGCCAGCAGGAGTCTCGGTGTTGAGAAGCTGAACGATCTTTTCAGGGCCAACCTTCTCGGCGTTCTCAAGTCCGGTGACAAACCGCACGAATCGCTTGAGTTCCTGAGTGGTTCCGAACCCGAGCTTGGCCAACCCGCCAGGACTCTGCTGCTCGATGTTGTTCAGATCGCTTGCGAGCTGGCGAAGGTTCAGTTCTCTGGTCTCGGCATTGAGCGAGCGATCGACAATTCCAGATCGCGTGATGTCGGCCAGCTTCTTGGAGTCAGGGACACCCTGAGCACCAGCCGCTTTGAGGTCATCAAGGAGCGTGATGGCGTTCTGGAACGCCGGAGTCTCGACACCCTGCTTGGCGACGCGGCCACGAACTGCCTCAGCCATCTGAGCGGTCTCCATACGCTCGGGTTTGAAGGCTTGAGCGACCCCGAACTCATCGAATCTTGAACGAAACTTCGAGTAGAAGTCGTTGGCAGTTCTCAACGCGTCTGCATTGGCCTGCCCGAACGCTGAAGGAGCCTGAGAGTCGATCGTCTCGGTGATCCGATTGGCGATGTTGCGGATGTCTCGTTGAGCGCGAGTGCCGAACGATTGTCCCGCTGAATCAGCAGCAGCGTAGAGATTCTCTCGAATCGCCCGCAGTTCGTTCAGAGATGCGGGATTACGATTCTCAAGGATCGACTGCAAACGAGAGAAATATGGGGTGAACTGAGCACCTTGTGCTCCACTTGAGAGCTGTGGGTATTTCGCAAGGACATCCAGCACCTCATCCTGAACAGAGTTCACGTTAGCCGAAGGCTTGGTGTACAGAGTGAACACCGGATCATTCTCGAACTGTTTGACTGGAGTGTAGAGTTCGTTTGCCTTGGTTGAGAACGCCTTTCGAGCATCATCGAACACGGTCTCGACCTCTCGGCCCATCGCAGCGGACTGAAACGGTTGCACTCCGCCCGCTTTGATCCCACCGGCCATGGTTTCGAGATCGATGCGCTTGCGGAACTCGTTCTCAGCCTCTGAGAGCGATTCCTGAAGCAGACTCTTTTGGGCTCCGGTGCGAGCTTTCTCGACCGCGTTGCGAGCGGTGTTCACCGCATCCGCCTCATTGGCCAATCTCTCGATGGATGCCGGATCCATGTTGCTCATGGTAGAAGCAACGCGGCGAACGATGTCTGGATACGTCTCAGCGGGCATACCGGAGACACCAACCACTGCACGAGTGATTGCCTCGGCCTGCTGATTGAGTCGCTCCTTGAGTGCTTGGCTTCCGGTCTGAGCAGCAACACGGGATTCGAGACCAGCCAGCTCGGGGAATGCTTGGCCTACAGTGGCCTCCACTCCGGGACCGATTCGCTCGATGTCTTCAGCCCTTGAAACGCCTCTTGAGAAGAACCTTCCAAGGTTTCTTCCAAATCCTCCTACGGATTCCGCAATGGCGGGTCCAAGTGCTGACACGCCAGCTTCGTATGCACCGGATTTGAATCCCTCAACCTTTCCTTCTGCTGCCCCTCCAAGCAGACCAGTCAAAGCGGATGTTCCAATCGTTTTTGCTGGAGCGCCTTTGAACATCGGCGCGGCACCTCGAACTGCCGCTCCAACAATCTGACCCGGACGATACTCCTGTCCTTCAGCGAGCTTCTCGACAGTCTGGGCTCCCGCTTCGCCAGCCCCAGCGGCTCCTCCTCCGATGAGAGCGGCGCGACCCAGTGCGGCGATACCTGCGGCGGGACCGGTGGCGAAACCGGCTGCGAGAGGAAGCCCGTAGCGAAGACCAGTAGCAGTGGCCTGCGGGCTGATTGGACCAGCAGCCATGCCACCACTACGAGCTTCGGCCATCATCCGAATACGTTCCTGTCTGGCTTGCGACTCATCAACGGTATCGCGCCCGACAAGTTCGGCCTCAAGTGCTGCGAGTTCAGCTTCTTCTGCGGCGGTAAGTTGAGCCATAGGATGATGTTATTGAGCGTTCTTCTTGGCGCGGAGTTCTCGAAGACGAGCCTCCTTGTCAGGAGTAAGCCCCTGTTTCTTCCCTCCGAAGTTGAATCCTTCCCGAGCCTTCATCCAAGCGTCACGAGCCTCTTTGGTACGCTTCTCAAGAGCTTGAGGGACTTGGATCCCAAAGTCCTTGAAGTCTTCCTGTACAACATCCCGGGTCAACACGCTATCCAAGAACGTGATCATTCGAGGCAGGAAGTTCGCGGAATTGGGATCACCAAACTGAGAACGTGCTGAAACCAACTCGTTTCCAGTGAGCGAAGCGCCAAACAGGTCTTTCCGAGTGCCAGCAACGACTTGCTCGAACTGCTGAACAATATCGTTGAGCAAAGCGACCTTGGGATCCTCTGTGCCGTACTTGTTGGTAACTCCACGAAGCCAGCTAGTGAAGCCATTGAAGTTATCCTGCGAGACCTTGGCCAGATCCTCGCTCTTGGCCAACTCGGAGATATTTCCAACCAGTGTCTGAGCCTTGGAAAGCAGCCCGGAATACTTGGTGAGCTGTTCACGCTCTTTGGGGGTTGCAACACTCGTGACACCGGCAATCTGGCGATTGCGAGCATCCTTCTGGGCATCGACCGGAAGAGCGTAGAACATCTCCTGCAACTTGGTCTGATCAGGAGCTTCTTTGGCGGCCTCCTGCATGAATCCACGAACAGCGTTTTGTTCAGCCTGTTCACGCTTCTGAAACGCAAACACGCGCTGGCTTTCGGCGTACTGCTTGGAAGCAGGCTCTTCCTCGGCAATAGCCTGAGCAGCCGTCATCTTGGAAACATCCATCGGTGACGGGTAAGCACCTGCGGCTTGCAGCCTTCTCAAACCGGCCTTGGCGACTTCTCCACGTTGCTCAAACGGAATAGCCGACTGCATCTTGATATCTTCAGTGCGGCGAAGAGCTTCAAGTTGGCCAGCCGTGGCGTTTTCAGGAATTGGAACATTACGACCCATCAGGAACTGACGGTTTTCCTCGGCATTGATATCACGGGTCTGAGTGAGTTCAGCGCCGCGTTTAGCCATCTCGGCTTGAGCTTTTGCAGCAGTGGCTCGATACAATGGATCCGCTTCAAACTGTGAAGGACCAGTAGTCTGACCAAGCCCAAATCTTGTAGCCTCAGATGCGATGATACTCTGTTGAAGCTGCTTGTTTCTGAAGTCAGCCATCTTCTCCTCAAGCGTGGCACCTTGCAGTTGGCCCACTCCTGACTGAAGCGCGTTGATCATCAACTGACGCTCCATTGCCCGCTGCTCATCCCGCTTCTGAAGTTCCTCTTGAAGCAGCGCCTGACGAGCCCTGTTCCGCTCACGGATCTGCTCGTTGGTCCCAGTGAACTCGCCAGCGAGACCGCCGGTGAGCATGGTCAGGCCCTTGAGAAACGGGTTGATCCGCCGTGAAGCGGCGGCTTCGAGATCAACCGAGTAGTTTTGCGGTGTAGCCATAGATCGTTAGCTGAGTTCGTTGAGGATGGACCGACGGGCCATGCGCCCGCCCATGCTCCGCATCGCCGCTGCGAGGATCTCCTCGGGATCGTAGTTGATGTCGCGGAAGCTCCTGAGCAGGGCCTCCGGAGCGCGGCGGGTATCGGTGGGAACGGTGGGAAGTTCGGGCAATGGGGTGACCGCAGGCATTGGCCTACTGATCACCGATGTCCGAGGCAGCGTGATCGGGGTGCGAGTCGGCGCTGGCTCCAGAAACTCGAACGTGGGGAACGTAGGTGGCGTGATCGTCACCTTGTCCTCGTAAACGGGAGCTGGCGTCACCGGGGTGGTGGTGACGGCTTCGGTCGGCAAGGTGATCGTGGGACGCGGCGTCTCGGGCTCTGGGACAACAGGCGAGACTCCACCAGGATAGACTACCGCTCCCTCATCCGTTTTGTATGGGGGCTGCGGAGTGGTTGCGTAATCCCAATCACCCTTTTCGTAATTCCACCTATCACCAGTATTGTTGATGATCTCATCGCCATAGTTGGTTCCCGGCATTCCCGGGATCTCTGTTCCAACATTCGACTGTCCGGTCGGGATGTCGATGCGTGATACGGGGGTTGTCGCAGCCATGGGGGTTCTGGCCGGAGCGGTGTTCATCGGCACCCCGAGATTGGGCATCTGGAGTGTGACGGGAGGTTGGAGATCCTCTACTGGGCCGAAAGGGAACACATTCCTGACCGCTGGCGGTGCGGCCATTGCCGGTCGGCGGGGTGGCGCAGGAGGCTGAGACAGATCGACTGGTCCGAGCGTTGACGGCTCGTTAACCATGATGAACTGATCGGTGAGCCAATCGTAGACGTTGCCGGCATTGTCCTCGAAGAACTCTCCGGGTTTGACGCCAGGAAGTCCGAACGGCTCAAGATCTTGTCCGAGCTTAGCGCCGAAGAGATTCCCTTCCGGTCTGAGTGCCGGATAGATGTATTCTGGCGGCACTTCGCCGACCATTTCAAATGAGTCGGATGCTTCTGCCATAGATCAACCTCCTAGATTGAAACCATTTTTGCCATAAGCAGATCCAAGATTTGCGATGCCTCCGGTGAGTCCTTGGAATATGGCCAACGGAGATCCTGTCTGCGAAGCCTGGAACGCATTCTGGGCGTTCTGTAGAGCGAAGCTGGATCCCAACTGCATGAGCTGACCCGGACCCGCCTGCTGCATTCCCTGCATGAGCTGCGGAGCAGCGAACGGAGAAGCGCCCTGCTGGAGACCACCGAGTTGGGCGGCTTGAGAGACGATCGGTTGGAGTCCCAGGGCGGACTGGATGTTGGCGATGTTCTGCTGGCGACCGGCCTGCTGCTGCTGCTGCTGAGCCATCTGACCCGCGAAGGTCTGCTGCGCCGCCGTGTTTCGCTGGCCGGTGGCAGCGAGGATGTTCTGGAACGCCTCCTGAGCCTGTCGATTGGCGACATCGCTCGTGGTCTGACCGCTCTGGAGTAGGCCAAGAGCTTGCTGACGGCGTTGGATATCTGCGTTGGCGATCGCCTCATTGACAGCGCGGGCTTCGCGGAACGCGGATAGGTTTCCGAGGATGTTGCCGGTGGCGGTTCCACGGGCGCGGGCGGCCTGCTCGGCAGCGCGGATCATCGCAGGATCGAGCGTCCCGGCTTGGGCGAGACCGGATGCGATCTGGCGTTCGAGGTCTCTACGCATCTGGGCCGCAGAACCGACATCCTGCGGCGCGGCAGGCATTCCGACACGCTCGTAGGTGGGGGCTTCAGGAACGGCCTGAGCGGCTGTGGAAGGTCTGCCGAGGTCCGTCAGGAAGCTCTCGTAGAGTCCGTAACGAGTTGGATCCAGAGCTTCAAGTTCCGCCCTGCGCTGCTGTGCGAACGCTTCACCGAGCGTCTGACCGGACGGAAGTCGCTGCTGAGAGGCTTCAAGCTGAAGTCTGGCCTGTTCAGGGGCCAAACCAGCGAGGGCGCGAGCGGTTTCCCGGGTGAGATCGACATCGCCCATTCCGGTGAAATCGACTTGGCGTTCACCGATCTTGTTCCCTGATGCGTCATAAACAGGGTAGGACGCCTCAGTGCCAAGCCTTGAGGCTGTCTCGATTGCTCGAATGATCGGGAAGGTCTGTGCCTGTGCATAGACCGCTTCCCGGTTTGCCGCCGCCAAGTCTGGTGCCCTGTATGTTCCACCCATATCAAATCCTGTTCATCAGAAGTGTGTGATACCGCTGAAAATCGTACAAACGGGAAACGCCTTTCCGCACCCCTCCCAGCTTTGTGACCTGCGGCGGGCACATGTTCTTCATGGCCAACCACAGGGTTTGCACCGCCAACGGCTTGGTTGTCGCCACCATCTCGATCCATGCGATGTGACCGTCGGGGTAATCGGCGTAAATGTCTTCCGCCTGTTCCGCAGAGTGCAGGAACCGAACGGCTCCTACTCCACAGCATTCGCCATTCTCATCCTGAACGATCCCGATTTGCTTCTTGGCGTTGAAGATTCCGATCCAGTTGAGGATCTGGTCATTGTTCCACGTGGAACAAGTGGGCCACTTCTCCTTCAGCAGCTTGGCAGCGGCGATGATGGTTGGGTGCGGCGTCATTGCTGCGGACGAACGGAATCAACGAATCCGGACAGGATCGTGGATTGCAGGGACAGTCTCCCTCCTGTGGTTTCCACCTTGAATTGCAGGGTGTTCCAACGCCCTTGACTGATGAGGTTGTAGGCTTTGAGGAACTTCTGGGAGTTGGTGATCGAGAGGGCGGAATCCAGAGTGGAGAATGTCCCGCTCATGTTCTTGGCCAGCGAGATCGAGGCGGTCGTGTTTGAGGTCGTGTACGGGTTGTCGAAGGCGAACTGGATGCTGTAGCCGATCTTGTCCGGGATGGGCTCGCCTAGGTTGTACGCCTTCGTGATGACCGTGGATGCGTAGTTGGATCCGCCGTCGAGGTAAGCCGATGCCGCAATCGGGTTGGTTCGGCTCCCGGGCAGGTAGTCGTTGAACGACCATACCTGGCCTGCGCCAGCCGCGACCGAGACGATGTCGCCGGCGAACATGAGAACTGGGCCGAGTGTCGAGAACGAGGTGGGAATGAAGTCGTTGACGATCCAGTTGTCCCAGTAGCCGAGCCAGGAGCGGGCCAGCGAGTGGTACACGATGACGGCGTTGTTCTCGTTGAGGGCTCCTTCGAGGGCGATCTGGACAGAGTTCTCGGTGAGCAGGGCGAACTCGGTTTCCGTTCCGAGGATGTATGGCTGATCTGTTACGAGCGGAACCGCCAGCATGTAGCGGTTGTTCCAGAAGACGCCGTCGCAGAGGTCCAGCTTGGTCTTGTTGATCCTGCTGATGAGATCGTTGATTGGGCTGGAGAGTGCGAGACCGATGCTGGTCTGGGTGCCCGCTTGGATCTGCTGGAGGGAGCGGACGCCATCACGGGCGAGGAAGAAGACATCGGGGCCGACGGCTGCGATCGACCGGTGCGACGAGCAACCGATGTTGCCGCTGATGAGGCTGATGGACCAGTCTGCTGGATCCTGTGTGGGATCGGCATCGACGGCCCAGATGGAGCGTTCCTTGAAGACGACGAGTCGGTAGCCGAACCAAGAGTAGAGACCCCTGATTGGATCGCCGTCGCCACCGACCCGGATGGATCCGAGTGGATCCCATGATTCGCCGTCGAGGATGTCCGAGAAGTAGAGGGTGTCTGGCGGGTTTGCGGTATCTGCTGAAGCGCACCAGAGCCTGTTGGTGTGGCTGACGAGGTAGAGCGGCTTGGCGGGAGGCGCGAGCGAGACGTAGGCGACTGCGTGGGCACCGCCGCCACCGCTGATGTTGACGGTAGGAGCCGTGACATACCCGCTGCCAGGATTGGTGATGGTGATTGCTACGAGGTTGCCGTCATTGGCGACGATGGCCTCGGCGGTTGCGGTCGTCCCGCTTGGTGGAGCGGCGATGGTGACAGCAGGGATACCCGAGAGGTTGCTGCCTTGGTTGATGACATCGATGCGGCTGATTTTGCCGGCTGTGACCGATGAGTAGGCGTTTGCTGAAGTGATGTATCTGAGCGACCCGACTCCGTCTGAGTAGAACAGCTTGTCGTTGATCTGCGCGAAGTAGACGTAGGTTGCCGACGAGGACAACGTGGATCCCGAAATGAGGTTGTAGGATGCCGCTGGAGCCCCGTAGTAGAGGCTCTTGGTCAACGTGTCATTGACCGCGATGACGAGTCTTTCGGATGCCGCTGTGTCGAAGTAGAATCCGGAGAAGACTGTGGCGTTGGTCGGAAGGTTTGATCCGAAGTAGGAGACGACCGACTCCCAGTTGTCCACGATGTTCTCCCAGTTGCCGGACACGGCGTTGCCTGCGAGCGAAACGGTCCCGACGCGAGTGACGAGGTTTCCGAAGTCGTCGTAGTCCATGTTGATGGCCGACTCCATGCTGGTTGCAGGGATGCCATCTGGACGAGTGGCGGAGATGACGCCTGTGGAGAATGCGGTGCTTCCATCCAGAAGCATCTGGTCATCGAGTGCGTCTGAGGACTGGAAGGGCATCAGAGGATGTCTTGGAAGGTGTAGTCGTAGAGGCTGTCGGGGATGATGCGGCTGATCTGCTGCTGTTGACCGCGCTCCATGTCCTTCATGATGGAGACCTGAGCAGCGCCCTCTTGGTATTTGGCCTGCGCCTTGCCGTACTGGCGCGAGTATTCGAGGAGATCGCCTTCGGTGTAGGCCATGAGGGCGTTCTCGACTCCGCGCAGCTCGAAGTCGCTGTCGTTGGAGATGGCGGTTGCCTCACCGAACTGGCGCATCTGGGACTGCTTCTTTCCGAGGATGAAGAGTGTGCCGTCGGTGTTTGGTGTGGGGACGAGCTTGATGCGCGGGACACCGGCCTCGCCGTAGGAGGCTCCGATGATGCGGACCCAGTTGACGAAGTTGTTTGGGGTGGACTTGCGGGAGTCCACGTTGTTCCAGGTGTTGGGATCGAGCTGGAAGAACGAGACCCATTCTGCGGCTGGGACCTCGATGCCATCGGTTTCGCCGGTGACGGTGAATCGGGCGGCGACCGGGAAGTCGAGGAACATGTTGTAGCCCGACCCGGAGTTGTAGGTGGCGGTGACGGTCTGGTCGAGGGTGACGAGTTCCGTGCCGTTGGTGACTGGGGTGGAGATGACCCCGAGGGTATCGTTCCAGAGGCAGGAGTCCCAGATCATCGAGTAGCGACGGATGCAGAACTTGTTGGCCAGCGCGATGGTGGCCGAGTCTGTGAACGAGAGTTTGTCGCAGGCGGCCTGCGCTACATCGGATGGTTTCATGCGAACTCGATCAGCTCAAAGTGGACCTTGGCTTGGAACGTCGTTCCCGTTTGACCGAAGTATGAAGGATTCGGGTTGGCTGCAATGGTGACGTTTTGTGAGGAGCCAACGGTGATCCAGATCTTGAACTCATGGCTTGATGCCGTTGATGTGAAGACGGCTTCTGCGGACACATTTACGGGTGAAGCGTTTCCTCCGTAGACCGATCCGACTCCAATGACATCCGCTGTCGCATAGGGGCTTTTGACTATCCCTGCGTAGAGATAGCCGTCGCTCGACATTTGCGACGGAATTGAAACCCTGATGATGCACTTGTTACCGACTGTTTTTGGAGTCCAAGTGTAGGTCCAGTCTGAGGTCGAATTTGATAACTGGATTGCTGTTCCGACCCCCGATGTGATTGAGCTTACCTGCCCCGAAATGGAGGTCTTTACGATGTCTTCTGAATAGGCGAATCGGACCTGAGAAACGGATGCAACCGTGGCCGTCTTGAGTGCATTGGATGCGGCCGAATCCCTGAGCAGAAACGTGTCCGCATCGAGAGGGCTGGCTTTGGACGGAAGGTTGTTGATGGTGACCGCACCGGCGGTGACCGTGAGCGAATCACCGGAGGCGTTTCCGACGGTCGTGTTTCCGTTTATGGACAGGTCTCCGGTCAATGTGGAGTTGCCGGCCACATTGAGCGTTCCACCGACCGCCGTGTTGCCCGAGGCGGCTGCGACGGTGAACTTGTTGGTGGCGACCTTGAAGTCCCCTGCTGCATCCAAGGTGCCGGCCACGGCTGTGTTGCCGGAAGCCGATGCCACCGTGAGCTTGTTCGTGGCGACCGCGAAGTCTCCGGTGACACCGAGGGTGGTTCCGACGGTGGCTGCCCCGCTGGTGCTTAGGCTGGAGAGGCTTGTGGCACCGGTGACCCCGAGGGTTCCCAAGACGGCTGTATTGCCGTTGGAAGCATCGACAGTGAACTTGTTGGTATTAACCGCGAAGTTTCCGGTGGAAGAGAGGGTACCTGGGACCGACAGGTTGCCGGTCATGGCCAGAGATCCGAGCGTGGTTGCTCCGGTGATGTTGACTGTCGATTGGAAAGTGGCTGCACCGGTGATGGTTGCTGCCCCGGCGACTGCGAGGGTTCCGGTGCTTGCGACACCGGTGGTGGAGACCTGCAATGCCGAGTTGTTTCCGGCTCCATCGGACACCGCCTTGAGCGTTCCGCTGATGGTCGTATTGTCCTCTGTCTTGAGGATGGACGTGTAGGTAGATGCGACCGTGCTACCTGTGAGTGGAGTTCCCATATCAGTTTCGTTGTCTGTTCCTGTAAGTTGATCTGATCTTCCATTGGTCCCTGTAATTGCCAACGACATTCTTGGCGTCGGCGACTATGGGCGTGGTTTGCGAAGCCGCTATGACGGCTGCGGCCAATGTTTCGGGTGAGAGCGGGGTGTACGGGGTGACATCGCCAGCGAGAACTCCGATGGCGGTTGTGGATCCCGATGTGGTGAAGCTGACGATCGTGTCACCGTCGAGATCGACGATAGCGCCGAGGGTGGTAGGTCCGACCGTGAACGTGGCCGAAGTGGTTCCGACGGCATTGAGTGCGCCCGGAAGATCGGAAGGGCCGACGGTGAATGTGAACGTGCAATCACCGACCGCTGAGACGATGAGTTGGAGGAGCGACGGTCCTACGGTGAACGTGACGGGTGAATCGCCGGTGATGTTGCGGCCTGCGGCGACATTGATCGGATCGACCGTGAACCGAGCGCCCACGAACGTGAACGCCGACATGGCACCGCTCTGGTACGGAAGAACCCAAGCGGATGGGCCGAGATGTCCGTAGGGGATACCTGCGAGTTCTGACGAGATCCCTTGTCCGACGCTTTGGTTCCTGAGATCGGTGCGCCCGAACATGGAACGCAACGTGCCAGGGTCACCACCTCTTTGTCTGAGTGGTAACTGGCAGAGGATCGTCGTGTTCTGTTTGAGCGCCATGGATCATCCCCAACCGAACTCGACTGCGCCGTAGAAGTTGGTATTGGCTGCGGTGGCTGCACCGGCGAAGTAGAGCCATGTGAGGCAAGCGCCATCGACGACTTGCGGGAGGCTTGGCAACTGGTTGAGCAGATCACGCTCGGCAGCGACTGATGCCGTAGTGATCGGCAGAGTCAGGAGAGGGCGAGCGAGGCAGAGGGCACCGGCACCGGCACCGGAGGAAGCGGAGAACGTGACGCTGGCCACGTTGGAGACTCCGGTGTCTCCGGAAGCGAGCGGCAGGAACGGGCCGTAGTTGTTCGCGGCGGTGCCCGAGTGGGAGATGTGGCCCACGATGGCGGAGGCGGTCATGGCCACGGTCACCGGTAGCGAGCGTCCAGAGGTGGGCGTGGTGTTGGAGTAGCTCAGGCTGATGTTGTGGGCGGTGGCACCGGCGGCGGTGGTCTGGACCCAGAACAAGCGGCATCCAGCGCCGTTGGTGTAACGAAGGGTGGGTGTGCCGGTGAGGGTCTGAAGCGAGGCAGAGGCGGTGGAGATACCCGGCCAGTAGCCTTGGAGATCGACCAGCATCAGTTGTGCCGGAACGCCTGTGGCGACGGCGGTGACAGCTGAGACGTTGAGGATGTGCTTGGTATCGGTGCTGACGTTGCCGCCGTTCGGAAGCCCGAAGATCTGGGTGCCGTTGCCGGTAGTTTCGTCGCAAGTTCTCCAGGCCAGAGCGGTGCCGGCCCACGCATTGGCGATTGGTGTTCCGTTTAGACCGGAGAAATCGTACCAACGACCCGCCGCGTAGGCGGCTGCACCGGTGATCTTGTTCCAGTCGCTGCGGATGAATTTGCCGTTGGTCGTGATCTCGTTGACGAGATCGTCCATTGAAGAGAAGCCCATGTCAGTTCCAGGTGAATTGGACGAACCCTCTCAGTGGAGCGGGTGTTCCGGTTGCGTTGTTGAGGATGATGAGGTTGAGGTAGGCGTTGTTCTGGATTTGTACGCAGTTTGCCTTGTGAGTGAAGAACACGGTTTCCGCCTCGGTGTTCTGCTCTCGAACAACGTGAGTGGCAAGCGGTTTGACCAGAACGATGTGGCAGAAACCGCCCATTGCTGTGTTGCAGGTCACGCTCTCGATGCTGCGGATGCCGGTGTCACCGTTGGCCAACGGGATGAAGGACGAAATGGATCCAGTTCCTAGAGAGCTGTTGGATGCGTTGACGATGCCTCCGATGCTTGCCAACGCGACGATTCCGAACGTGGTCGATCGGTTGGAGACACCATTGCTGTTGGTGTAGTTGACCGTGACGGTTCCGTTGCCGGTCATTGGTGCGGAGACAACGAAGTAGGCTTGGACTCCTTCTCCATCGGTGTAACGGGGGAGTGTGGCCGACTGGATCATGTCTTGGGTATCCAGCGTGTCCATGTCCACGAGTGGATAGAACAGAAGGTAGTCGGCCAGAATGATGGTCAGCGGAACGGAAGCAGTGGATGTTCCCGCTGACATGGCGAACAGGTGTTTGGTCTGTCCGCCGTCTGGTTCTGGCCCAGTGTAGATGCCTCGATTGGCTGACCCGGAGATCTGGGTGGCCTCGTATTGTGCTCCGACGTAGGCTTGATAGACGGGGATACCAGCGCCTACGGCACCGTCATACCATCTAGCTGCTGTGCCAGATGGAAGGGATGTCTTGAAGAAGAACGACTGCCAGGATTGTCCGTCCTGAGTTGCCTGTGCCAGTGGTAGTATGCCGTTGAAACCCATTATTCCTCGTTTTCTTCAGGGGGGTTTCGCGGGACTAGGTCGGCGTGTGGAACTCCGTCTGGATGCTCTTCGCAGGTGTGCGGTGCATCCTCTTCTGTCGGCCACAACTGCCGCAGGCAATGGGGGCAGTAGTACTCCACATGATCAATCGACGGTGACTGTGAGGGCACCGGCTGCGAACTGCGGCTGGATGCCGTTGGAGACTGAGAGCGAGGATGTGAGAGCGCCCTTGAAGATGAGGTTTCCTGAGCCTGCCAGATCGGTTCCGATGCCGAAGTGGGTGAGGGTGTTGCTGCCGCCGGTGCATTGAGCGAACTGGACGAGGGCGGTGTTGCTGATGGTGGAAGTGGTGAGTGTGAACCCGGATCCGGAGCGGGCCACGGCAACGCGGGCGTAGCCGGTGTAGCTGGCCTCGTTGGTGTTTTGGTTGCCTGACTCTCCGGGGTCAGCGGTGTGGAGGCTGATGTAGAACGAGCCTGCAGCGGTGGATCCTCGCAGGCCACCGGTGTTGCCGATGTGCGCGAAATCGACGTTGAGGAAGATGAGGTCGAGGAGATCCGCCTCGGCGGCGTTGGTCATTGACATAGCGTTGGAATCACTTGGTTTTTGGAAGTGCGTACCATCCTGCTGGCAGAGTCACCGTCGATGGGCCTACGAGTTTCTGATCCTTGTCGAAGCCGTAGACGCTGGCCTTGGTTGGTTTGGCCAGCATCACGGGATCACCGCTTGGGACCAGCACCACCTTTGTCTGCTGGCAGGCCGGGAAGATCGGCAACGCGAGCAGCCAGATCATCCTTGAGAGGCTTTGGGGCTTGGCCGTGCTGGACATCGGTGGGCGGGGTTTCTCGGAAGAAATCGAGGAATGCCTTGATGATCTGGTAGATCCAGCCGGCGCTCATTCCTTCTTCGAGTTGCTCTTGATAGACCAGCCGACGCTGGCCAGCGACAGGAGGGCGCCGACCAGCTCGGTGATTTGCTCGGTCGATGCAAAGCCCTTGGCGACAAGGAAGCCGCCGGCGGCGGTGAGGGCGTGGCGGATGAGGGAGGCGATGTTGGGATTCATTTTAGGACGATTCGGACGAACATTTGGGCGAGAACGACGATGACCGCAAGGCCGCCGAACAGCTTCCATTGAAACTGTTTCAGCCCCTCGACACAGGCTTTGATGCCATGGATGTCGGAGACGAGGCCGGAGTCCTTGTCACCGATGGTGGTTTCCAGCCTCACGATGCGAACCTCTAGGTCGTGCGTGTCAACGGGTGGCATGGCGTCACTCGGGCTTGGGTGTCTGAGCGGCTTGGATGATGATGTCGGCCAGCGGGACGCCCACTTTGGCGTTCTGGTAGCCGCCTGCTTTGATGGCGATGTCGATAAGCTGGAGCAGTTGGTTGGCCTGCTCCTGAGTCAGTTCGATTTGAATCATGCGGCGGGAGCATCGGCAACCGGAGCTTCGTCGGCAACCACAACCGGAGCGGGCGGCAACCACGGCAGCGGCGGCGCGATGACCGGCGGGTTGATCTGGTTGGCAATCTGGAGCGAGACGTTGGCCTCGATGGCCGACTTGTCCACGCCGTTGGCGAAGCACCAGTCGAGAACCTGCTGCTGGGTCAGTTCGTCGTACGGCGTGAACGCATCGGTCGGCGGAGCGAACGACGCGCTGCCGTAGCAGGTGCCGCTGTAAGTGCCATCCGTGCCGTTGCATCGCCAGTCGGCGGTAATCACAACGTCCGTGAGACTGCCTTCGGTCGGCTTAACGAGAAGGCGTTCGATGATCCAATAGATGTTCATATTAGGCGTTCTTCAGAGCGTTGACTTCGGCGGTGAGTTCCTTGATGGCAGCAACCAGCAGCGGGATGACTTCGGTGTAGCGAAGTCCAAGTTCGTTGTTCTCGCCCACCACATCGACCGCTTCAGGAAGCACAGACTTCACATCCTGAGCAATCAGGAACGAGCGGCGAGTGCCTTCGCTGTCGGTCTTGAACTTACCAATGACAGAACGCAGCGAGCCAACCTTAGCGACGGCGTTGCTGATCGGTTCGATGATATCCTTCACCGTCTCATCGGACAGCGTGGTCCAAGCGGTGGCACCTGAGACAAGCTGAACGCCAACTGCGGAAGCGTTTGAAATCTTAAACGCAGGAGTTGCAGACGAGTCATTGATGACGCCGAAATCCCAAACAGCGGTTCCGCTCTTTCGGATGGTGTGGTTTCCGTAGTTTGAAACGTAGTCGATTGCCGAATTGACGTTGGCAGCTTGAGACTTGATCAGCGTGGTGCAATCACCAGAAGCGGTCTGAACATTGAGTCGGTTGCCACCAGCACTCGTCGTCCCCACCAACAGATTCCCGCTCGCGTCGAGCGTCATCGCTTGGGTGAAGGTGATGGCGTTGCCAGCGGTTCCGCTGGGGGCTATTTTCCACGCAAAACCGCCAGCGGTTGAACTGTTGAAATCAAACAACCCAGCATAGCTCGTTGCTGCATAAGTGTTAACAGCGGAAGTGTTCAGGTATGAGTTAAAATACATCTCGGCAACCGCGCTTGTGCCGTTCATAGCTAACGCAGCAGCAGCAAGACCTCCGATCTGAATTGGACGCCGATTTGTAGCCCACGCACTCGGCGTAACCCCCACGCCGACGTTGCCGGAGGCATCCAGCGTCATCACGTTCGCAATCGACGCATTGCGGAAGATCAGCGGTCCTTGTCCGCCATTCGCCCACGAGTAGTTGATCGTGGTTCCAGCACCATTCGTTGCGCCATCGGAGGTGACAACAAACGTGGCTTTGTTGCTGACAATCCGCATCGACGGTGTAGTCGCCGATGTGATTCCGGTTGAACCAACAGTGAAAAGTCCGGTGTCAGGACTCCCCCCCACGCCCAGCCCCGTGGAGTTCAGGGTCATCAAAGTTGATGCACCAGCACCGCCAACGGAAGTCACCTGTCGCCAGACAAGATCCTGAGAAGTCGACCAGTCAAAGTAACTTGCTCCAGAAGACCGATACAGCGCAAGACGACCACCAAGAGCATAAACGTCTTGGGTTGAATGAATGATTCCAGTGACATCTAGCGGATAAGCAGGAGACGCTTGAACAATACCCACCCGATTGTTCGTCGAATCAACCTTCAGCGTCGAGGTATCCACCGTCAGGTCGCCGGTGATGGTGGCGGAGGCCAGCGTGGCGGTGCCGGAACAACCAAGGATGTTGTTCACGCTGATCTTCTTCGTCGTTCCCGACGCCGCCATCGTCGTGTCCGACACATCGACAATAGGCAGAACATCGTTCGCCGGATCAGCGGCCGTCAGGGCCGTCAGAGCTGTGATTTTCGTATCTGGCATATCAGTAGACTGTTAGGATGAACTTGCTTGAATCTTCGGTGAGCAATAGGTCGGTACCCTGCTCGGTGGTTATGCGGTCATAGGTGCCAAGGCTCAGGACGATCTTCGATGTGTTGTCCTCCAGCCGGATGAAGAAGTCGTCCTCCTGGAGCAGGTCCCGACGCAGGATCGGCGGATCAATCGGAGTGACGCTTCCGCCACCCGAAGATGCCAACCGAGTTCCAAGCGCAAGGGTCGTCACGGGGTCAGGATTGGATCACTCCATTGGTGGCCCACACCACGCCGCTCGAAAGCTGGAAGCTATTGATCGGAGCTTGGATCGTCACACCAGCCGGAATCGTCACGGTCGAGAATGTGCCGACGATGTTCGACCCAGAGATACTGGAGATCACAGTCGGGGCGAGGAACGTGAGGGCCACGAACGGGCCGGTGTAGCTTGAGGTATCCTGGACGAGCCGGCCACCGGCCACGCCCATCGAATACTGGATCGCCTGATTTGATACGTCGCTCATATGTCCCAGATTTTCCGAATCTGATTCTTGGTGAAAGTGCTTTCGAATCGGGAGCCCTGCCGATCTTCCATCCGGCTGAACCCGCGCTTCACATGATCCTTGAGTTCGGCCTCGCGGGCAAAACCCGTGACCCCGAAGCGGGCCACGGGCTGCCTCGTCCAGCGTTCCCCTTTGATCACAATCGAATCGGTTCCCATCGGAGCGATATGCTCCATGGACCGGCCCTTGTTTTCGAAGGTGTAGATCGGCATCTTAGCCCTCCATCTCGCTGTCGTATTCCTCGGCCATCTTCTGCATGCCTTCTTTGTCCATGGGTCCGGCCATCTCTTTCTTGTCCTCCTTGGACTCGTACTCGGCGGGCATGCCGTTCACGCTGCGGATTTCGATGTAGGCTTCTCCGCCATCGAGCTTCTTGAGGATACCGCGAACATCGTCCAAAACCACTTCATCACCGACCTCGGGCGTGGCCTGCTGGCCATCCTCCATATCGGTGGAAAGGGCTTCGACCGGAATAGAAATCATGGGCGCATTGTTGTCGGCTTCTTCGCATCCGCAAGCGGAATGAGAAGAGGGGGCACCACCATTACGATGATGCCCCCTCGGGCCGACGGCGATCACCATGATGGTGGCCGTCTTCTTCATACGATTACAGCGTGGTCGAGGTCTTCGTCCGATGCACCAGGTACCACACCGGGTTACCGGTGGAACCGGTATTACCAGCGGCCAGACGCAGAGCGGCGAAGTACAGCTTCACGCCGACGGTGACGAGCTGGTTCAGCGGGTCGCTCTTGTCCGGGGTGTCGGTGATCACGATGCGCGGGGACAGCGGATCATCACCGGTCAGGGCAGGGATACCGAACGACTCGTTGCCGAAGAAGAACGAGGCGATGATGTCCTTGCCAGCAGCGAGACCGCCACCCGCGGCAGTAGCCTGATAGACGAACTCATCGGCAGCGGTCGCGGAACCGGTGCTGACGAACGAGTTGGTCTGGGTGACGACGCGGCAGCCGTAGATGGAGCCGACCTCGCCCTTGTAGAACGGCTGGCCCTTGTTGCCGTAATTGGAGGCGTTCAACCAGTCGCTGTCGCGCATCAGGTCGCGGGCCACACGGGGGTCGGTGGCCAGGACGTAGCCGCCGTTGATCAGCGGGGCGCGATTGCGCTTCAGGCGGGTCATGGAGTCGAGGACAGCCGAGGCCGTCATCGTGGTGTTCGCGGCGGTCGTGTCGCTGTTCAGCGCAGAGAAGGTCTGCGTGGTCAGCGTGGCCGGATTGCCGTACACCTTGATACCACCGGAACCGGCAGCGGTGTTACAGGCGTCCGAGTTGTCGAACGTACCACCACCCTCAGCGGCGGAACCGATGGAGGAACCGCTAGCGGTGAGGTTGGAACCGATCAGGGTGTTGCGGATCACCGAATCCACCCAGAGGGCCATGTCCAGACCGGAGGTCTTGGTGGCCTGCTGGAGCGAGTTGAACAGGTCGGTGGCGCGGAGGATGTCGGTGAGGCCGATGACCTGGCCGTACTGTGCCAGCGACTTGCTCAGGCTGTTGAGGGCCAAAGCGCGGTAGTTGGCGGAGGCGATGGCAGTGCCCTCACCAAGAGACTGGACGCCACTGATGCTCGGAGGTCCGAAACGGAACATCGAGATGGCCTTGTTGCCGTTGTTCTTGGGGATCGGAGCCTTCATGGAGAACTGATCGAGGATAGTCTCCTGCTGAACGATGGAGAGCAGCTCCTTGCTGAAGTAGTTCTGGAACTGGCTCGTGAGCGTGGTTGAAGTAGTAACTGGCATATTTGAGTTGTGGTTGTGCTATCAGTCCGCTTCCCGATCGAACGCTCTGGACGCTTTCAACAGCGCCTCCCTCTGCTCCTTGAGAGATAGCTTGGAGAAATCCTTCTCTTCAGCCTTGAGCTGTCCTGCCGGGATGCTCTTACCAATAGCGGTCTTCTGCTGGAGCTTGTTGAGTTGTTCTTTCAGAGCCTTGTTCTCGGCCTCGATCGACTGTGCTTTGGCTGCTGAGTCTTGGAGCTTCATCAGTTCGACCGCATGGACGAGTCCATCCGGCATCGACTGCAACACGGGCACCCTCTGGAGCAATTCGACAGTACGCTTGTACTCGGCGCTGTTCTGATCCTTCAACCAGGTCTCCTTCTCGGACAACCGGGCATACGAATCAGCCCATGCCTTTGCGAACTTCTCCTGCTGCGCCTTCTGCTGCCGTTCGGTTGCAGACTTGCGGACTCCTTCGGCCTTGGCTCGCGCTGCCTTGGCCAACTGAGAATCGCCATCGGCCTCGAACTCCTTGGCCGCAGCCTCGTAGTCCTCCGCCGTGTAGCCTTTCTCATCGCGGAAAGAGTTGGTCTCCGCAGCCGTGGATTGCTCCCGCTGCTTGCCCCATTCCTCCCGCTCCCGCTTCAACGCTTCCTTCTCGGCTTTGATGGCCTCCTTCTCCGCGTTGATCTGCTCCCAGGTCTTGGCCTTTCGGTTCTGTTCCTGGGCGAACTTGCTGCTCTTGTCCTTCTCCGTCTTCGGCTCCGCCTTCTTCTCAGCCTTGACTTCCGGCTCTGATTTCGTGCCTACCTCCTGCTCGCCGCCATCGGCTTCTTTACCGGCATTCCCCGCATCGGAGGAATCTTGCTCAGCAGGAGCCGTCTCATTGGTATTAGGAGACTGCTCCTTTGGCTGGCTGTCGATATCGACACCGGCATCGTAGTCGTTGGCCAATGCGAGCATTGCATCGGCACTCAGTGTATCATCTGGCATGTTGTGCTTTTACTCGTTTGCTGGCCCGCACAGACCAACAACCGCAACTTTGATCCTATGTGTTCGTGGCAGAATCCGGATCATCATCCTGCCCCGTAATTGATTCTTGGTCGGCCATCACTTCGATGACCTTCACAAGACTGGCCTGACCCATTGCAAAACCCGATGAGTATTGCAAATGGTTTCGATCAGTTATGGCTGAAGCGTTCTGCATGAGAACGGTGTTCAGCAGGGCGTCCCGGAAGCGTTTCCCGGTATCGCTCTTGAAGAAAGTGTTCAGCGCATTGGCGTCTTCCTTGCGCCAGGGGAGTGGATCGACCCACCGCTGATGCCGAGTGAACGTCCACGCGGCGCGGGCTCGTGCGATGAAGGAGATCATCACTTGCTGGACGCTTTCTTTCGACCGGCGGCGGCGCGACGCATGAACTCTGCGGCCCCGAGTTTCTTGCGACCGATCCACGCGGCGAGGGCCTTGGGATCATCGGCCCCTTCCTTACGGAGTTCGCTAGCCAGTTTGCTGAACTTGGATTTCTTTTTCATGTTGGAAATGGATCACCACGCTTTGCAGCTCCAATGCCTCGGCGTGGTCTTGTCCGTGGCGCTGGCGCAGTTATGCCGTGCGCGGAAGTTCTTCCGCCGCTCCGGATCATCCCGCTTGATCTCCATCTTGGGATCGCCGAAGCGGACCTTGATCACGGTACCCTTCGGGCTCCGCACATACACCGCCTTTTTCTTCCGCTCGCCCGGGGTGTAGAACGGCTTGTTGAGCGTGACCTTCTTGCCTTGGTATTCAGCCATATCAGCCCTCCCCTCCGCTGAATAGCGGTGATTCCTGGATCTCGTTGAGGTCGGCCACAACCGGCTTCTTGCGCTGGAACCGGATCTTCGGCGGCACTCCTTCCTCCAGCTTCTGCATGAGGATCGGCTCCGGCTCCGGTTCCTTGGGTGTGGTGGGCGCGATATTGATTTCGACGTGAGGTATCATGGTCTTCTTCGCCTCGAACTCGCCGCACCAGTCGTTGGCATTGAGAGTAGGCCAGCAACTCGGTCTTCCGGCGGGCGGGAACCTGCGGCATGTCCCGTCCACACAATAGAACCGACAATCCTTACAGGTCACGGTGATCATCATCCTTGCATCATCGGCTGCTCAGCCACAGGAGCGGGGGGTTGCGAGGGAACGAGCATGCCCGTGCTCTCGAAGAACTTCTGGATCTCCTTCCGCAGCTTCCGCGCCTCGTTCGTCGCCACCTGCTCGTAGCCCTGGAGGAGGCTGTCGATCCGCTGCATGAACGCGTTCTTGCTCACCGGACTCATCACCTGCCCCTGCTGCATCGCGCCATTCAAGTACTGCATCAGCACCCCGATCCTCCCGGCAAAGTTCTGGCCAGGCTTCGCGGGCACAGGGATACCCACAAGCAACGTCGGGATCGTCTTGGTCTCGTCCTCCAGTTCGTCCGCCGCCTTCTGGCCCGGATCCCGGAGCAGCCGCTTCACCAGGCTCGGGTCGTCCAGCTCCATGATGCTCTTGTCCAGTTCCACCTGATCCACCCAGGGACTGTTCATGAACAACTGCTTCCGGTTGATGGCCTGCTGCACCATCATCTGCCGACTCACCATGTCCATTCCACCCTTCGGCTCCAACTCATACTGGTCATGGAGAGCCACCGGGTCCGCCTCGAGCGAATCCTCCGCGAACCGATAGCGAAGGCTTTGGCTATCGTACTGCACGTACAAGCCCCACGCCTGCCGGTACAGCTTGCCCAGCGCCATGCGGAACAGCCGCGCCCGAAGATCCCCGCTCTGCATCGCCTGCGCGTTGATGCTCTGGATCTCGGTCGCGGTTCTGCGATCGCTCCCGCCGCTCATCACGCTGGCCATCCCGTAATCCGGGCTCCCGATCCGGTTCTCCGCCACCGCCCGGGTCTGGTTCAGCTCCTGATCGAAGCTCACCGGCGGCTGCGGCATCTGCACCGGAGCAACCCCGTACGGGAGAATCTGACCCGGCTGGAACCTGAGATTGATGCTGTTCGGCAACTCCCGCTCCGCCCGAAACAACGGGCGATTGTACAGCGTCATCGCGTCATGCTTGTGGTTCCACATCGAGGTCATGGACAGCTCGAACGGAGCCAGGATCTCGCACACCCCACGCGGGCTGAACCAGCCCTTGTCCTTGATCTCGTACGGGAAATCCACGAAGGGCAGTTGGCCATGGTCATAGGGCAACTCCATTGGATCCCGCAGATCCAGATCCACCGCCGCCGGACTATACAGATACACCTCCCACACCCCGTCATCCCGCTTCCGATACACCTCCCACACGATCACCCCATCGGTGTTGCTCGTGTACGTGATGCCCTCGCGCAACTGCTTCGCATCATTCTCCTCCGCAGCCCCCGGAATATTGTCGTCCTCCTGCGGATTCCCCCTGATCTTCTCAATCGTCTTCGAGTCCGCCTTCCACCCGAACTGGCCAGCCATCCGCTTGTACGCATTGACACTCATCGGCATCACATGCACCGCCCAGTCCGCATCCTGCAAATCCGTGGTGTACGGCGGCACCACGAAATACATCGGGTCCACCGCCTCGAACCCCACCCGCTTATCCCCCGGATTCCAGAAACACTTCATCACCCCACGCCCACTCATCAGCGTGTAATCCACCCAGGAGAGAACCTCATCCACGAAGTTGGTCTTCTCCCGGATCTTGTAGTTGAACCAGTCCTCCGCGACCTTCGTGTACGCATTCAACTGCTGGCGCATCGGCACAAAGCTGGCCACCACATCCATCCCCAACGCCTGCTGCAGGAACAACGGCTTCAGCTTCTCGATCGCCGTATCAATCAACGGCCAATGCAGGTCCGCCGCCTTCGGCCAAGGCTTGTTCGTCCGACGCAACCCATGGTGCCGCAACTCGTACCACCGAGTCTGCCGCAGCTCCCACGGGCTCCGCTGCTCGACAGCCATCACGATCTGCCCCTGCAACGCACTCCGCTGTTTGTCACTCATCATATCTCGCCTCCTCTTATCCCCCCACCTCGCAACCCGCAAGCGCAACCCCCTCCGGCTCGATCGCCCCCAGCTCATCCTCCATCCGCTCGAGGAGGCTCCGCCCATCCTCGCCCACGGCCTTCAGATACTCGTCCATCCGCTTCCCGCCACCACCACAGAAGGCCAACACAACCGCATCCGCCCTGTCGGGGCTGTTCAATCCCCTCGCGCGGAGCTCATCCTTCCCTTCGAGCGTCAACTTCCCCTTCCCATTCGTCCGCACCTTCCGGCTCACGAACTGTTGGAGGAGCACCTCGTCGGTCCCCACCGGCCCCAAATTCACCTTCCCCTCCTCCACCATCCGCCCGAACTCGATCCACATCTCCGCCGCACGGTTCACAAACTGATCATCACGAATGGCCCGCTCCCCGAAATTCACCCTCCGCACATCCCAGCCCTCCGCCCTCAGTGCATCGCACATCACCACGCCCATGCCGCCTACGTCGGCATAGATATCCTCAGCCTTCAGCTTCCACTTGCGAAATTCCGCGATGAACCGCCCCACACTCGCCATCGTGTCCTTGTCCCGCCAGCGGACCAGACCCTTCACCGTGTTCCCCTGGCGCACCACCATCACACTCTCATCCCCGCCAGCCGAGAAATCACACCCAGCCGTCAGCCGGTGCCCATCCGTCTCCTCCTTCGGCGGGCCACTCACCACCCTCTGCCAGTCGGCGGTCCTCACAGCCGTGAGACTCCCGTCGTCCTCCATGAACTCCGCGTAGATCATCGATCGCACCAGCGGATGACCCTCGCCCCAGCGGGCCATCTGCTCCTCTATCCACTCCTTCCGGATGTGCGGACAATCAAACGCCGTCACCGTGAAGGTCTGCCACTTGCCATCATTCCGCCGAAACACTTCGTAGAAATACCCGGAGGAGCCACCGGGGCTGCTCATGAGGAGGGTTCTGGTCGGCTGGCACCGCTCCATCGACTGGAATATCCCGTCCGGAACCGCCTTCGCCTCGTCAACCACATACATCAAATCCTGACTCGGCCCCTGCACATGCCAGCCCTCCGCCTTCTCCGGGTTGCTCGCGCTGAACCCAATGCACCGACTCACCAACTCCTGACCATCCACCCTCTTCGGATACACATACCGGATCTCACCATCCTTGATCGAAAACCCATTCTCCTCACCTCCCAACCCATTGATCATCTTCCTCAAATGCGGCCACAACGCGTCGGCCACCTGCCGGTACACACCCGCCGTGCAAACCACCAGACTCCCCGGCCACCGAATCATATGCCAAACCACCGCTGACGCCGCCACCATGCTCGTCTTCCCAGATCCATTCGCCGCCTTCAACGCCACCTTCGCATGCTTCTCGTTCAACGCACCGAGCACCGCCTCCTGCCAGGGGTACACTTCACGTAGGCCAAGCATCATCTTGGGGAAGTTCTTGAGCTGCTGAGCCTCCTCGAGGAGCTTCCTCTGCTTCCACGCAGGGATGTGCGAGCCCATCCCCAATGAAGGGGATCGTTTGCGCTTGATTTGCTTGACAGGCATAAAATTGATGGCGGTGGGGGGAGGGGGTATACAGGTAACACCCACCCCCCTCTTGGGGGTCCTAGCCCCCCCGTGGTCTATTTGCTGCCTCCGAATGCTCCGAGTAGTGCACCGGAGACACTCAGCTCCTTCCCTCCCTTGCCTGTGTGTTCCAATTGGGCTCTTGCGACATATCCACGGGTCCGCTCGAGGAGCCAAGCGGAGCCTTGCCAGCCTGGGCCGGCGGTTCTCACTACGCAGGACATGTCTAGTTCCCCTTCCAAGCGGGCTCGTTCTAGTTCTTGGGCGAAGTCGGGGTTGGCTTTCAGGTACGCATGCCAAGGGCCTGCATTCCCGGACGGGAATCCGCACAGAATCGCCACCCGCTCCAACGGGATCCCAATCTCAGCCGCCCGAAGGGCCTTTTTTCTGTCTTCTATCGGAACGACTTTACGTGGCCTCCCGATCTTCGCCTTTGGCTTCTCAATCTCCCCCCTTTCAACCTGGAGCGCTTCCTTTTCCTTCCTGGCCATTCCCCCCGCTTTGCATGCCAATCTCCCCTTCCGCAACATTTTTGTCGTCCGGTGTTGACAAGTGCAGCCTCCTTTGGTTTACTTCGCGCGTGCTCCCACTAGTCGGAGCCTCCAAAACACCATGAAAACCCTCAAATCCTTACTGTACGCGCTCGCCTTCCTAATCGGGGCGGCCATCGTCATCGGCTCCCTAGCGTATTGCTTCGCGCAACTCATCATCGGGGGTGTCGCGTGAACCAGACAACCTACTGGACATCCGGAGATTACCTCACCCTTCAACGCGGTGACGATCAAATCACCGTTCGTCTCGATGGTCGCGACGCATCGACCGCAATCGGGTACACCGTCTTTGACTTGGACGCGACGATCCACCGGCTGCAGCGGCGCCGGGCCTTGCTCGGAGCATTCCTGAACGGCGATGCGGTGGCGGACCCGTCTGCTCTACGGCTTTGATTCCCGATCATCAGGCTATCGGAAACGGTAGCCTGTCATCGGCGATCATGCCGAATCCAAAGCAAATCCCATGAAAGCAAACTGTTACCTCGCCCCGCATTCCAAAGTTCGCCGCACGTTTCCCCGTCTCCACGAAGATTCGTTCTACGTTTCCGGGGAATCCCCGGAGCCTATCGTCAAGGTTTACGGTTCTATTGAGCGGGGGCAATGCCACGCTGAATTGAGCAACGGGGAATATCTGACGGTCCCGACTGGCAAAGGATTTATCCTATCGGTCCATGAAGTCGAAACACTGGCAATGCTCGCCGCCCGATAAACCCGAATCCCATTAAATCCCATGACCAAAAACGAAGAGATTCAAATACTCACGGAATGCGCGGACCGTCTCGGCCCCGATTCCTATTGTGGCGCGTGGCTTCGCGAGCAAATCCCTTTCATCGAATCGGATATCCGATCGGACGTTGAACCTGGGATCCTAGCTTCCGCTTCGCTGCAGGAATGGACGCGCCGTTGCGCGGAAATGCGCGCCGATGCCATCCGCGACCGCGACCGGATCCTTTCCGATGCGCGCAAGGAAGCGGACGAAATGCGCGAGCGGACGATTCGGTTCAACGAATTACAGCGCGAGGAATTGAAGCGGACGTTGCGCGCGATTCTTGACCGGATTTCCTGATCCCCCGCGCGAGGCTATCGGCAACGGTAGCCTCTGGCGGGCGATCAACGCCCGGTTCAAAACCATGCAAGCAATCCACACAAAATACCTCCCCGCCACCGACGCCCGCGGTTCACGCATCAAAGCCACGTGCGAGCGGGGCTCGATCACCATACCATACCCCCACGAACTATCCGGTGATGAGGTTCACCGGGAGGCTGTGCGCCAATTGCTGGCCCGTTTCTGCGCGGAGGACTTGAAGTCCTACGGGACACCGATTGAGTCGAATTCTTGGAACCGTCCTTTTTCCACCGGCTGTCTTCCCGATGGAACCTGTGCTCATGTCTTCGTCCTCTGAACCCAACCTATGAAATACACTCTTCACGACACGTTCAACCGGACCCTTATCTCTCGCCATCGGACCCTAGAGGGTGCGATTCGTGCCGATCTTGCCCATGCGCGGTCGGTGCGGCGGGCGAACGGTCCGACGTCATACATCCCCACGGAGATCCGGTGCGACGGGAAGCGACTGGACGACGATCAGATGGAATCCGCGCAGGGGATCAGCTTGTTGATCCAGACTGGTGGTGCCCGATGACCGACCTCTTCCTCGCCGTCGGTTGGCTTCTGCTCGGCCTTTTGTGCGCCGGTGCGATGGTGTCCATCGCCCTCGCCGGGAGCCTAGCCTCCGCCTAAGGTTCCCCGTTCCCCTTCACCCCCTAGGTCACCCCTAGGGGCTTTTTGTTGTCCAGTGGGCCACAATCCCCTTTCGCCCTTCGCCCGTTCCCCTTCGCCCCCCGCTTCTCGGATCCCCCCTTCGCTCTCCGCCCCCCGCGTCCAGGTCGCCCCCCCATCGGACACGCCATGTCCGACCCCTCGCTCTTGCCCCATACCCCATACGGAATTCGGAATTCGGAAATTAGAAATGCTAATGCCGTGGCACCGGATGATGGAGCGGGATCGAGTGGGCCAATTGGATGGAGCGGGATGGAGCGGTTGGGTGGAGCGGTTTTTGATCCCCCGTTTCCAGCCCCGCGAACCCCGCCTACCGTCCTTCCACCCTTCCCGCCCCCTCCGACGCGCTGGCGACCCCTTCCCGCTCGATTACGGGGCATCCACATCTCGCCTCCCAATCCCCCACTTCCACCCATCCACCGGAGGGTCCTGAAAAACCGCCGCCGAGCGCGGGGCGTCTTGAAACGCCCCCGCAGCGTCTCGGCGTTGCGGTTTTTAACTCCCTAGAAGAGGGAGTGACAAGACTCCCTCTAGGGAGGTAGGGGGATCTATGCTAACTTTCTGGGGTGGAGTGAGACTGTTCACTTGAGTTCTCTTGACGATTTTCCGGGGACGATGTAGGTTGTTTGTCCCATGAGTTATCTAGAGAATGGTTCCACCCTCCGCAGCATGTTCCGGCTGATGCTTCCGCTTCGGCACGACATCGACCCCACTCGATCCGAGGTTATCACCCACATAAAGGACAACCTTCGTTGTGATATTGGCCGGGCGATCCGTGCGTTCAATTCGATGAGGCACAAGAAGTCGCAGGTCCTTGTGTATGATATGGTGCATCGGCAGTGGCGTGGGTGTGACTGGGTGCCGCCTGAGGAAGGTGACAAGGTCGCGCTGCTGACTCGTGCCATCAACGAGATGAAGCGTGAGCTGTTCGCGCTGAAGTCTGAGGTCCGCAAGCAGGGCAAGTTGCTTGGCCAACTGGAGCGGAAGCGGTCGCGCAAACGCGATAGGGAGGAGGAGGAGGGGGAGACCGTGGAGCTGCAGCCCGAGCCCGAGCCCCAGCAGCAAGAAGCCGCTGCCCCCGAGAAGGAGGAAGCGGCTAGTGGGGAGGATTGGTTCAAGGCTATGCGCGAGGCCCTCGACGAGCAGGAAATGGCTTCGGCTCCTTCAGTTGAGCCCCCGTCATCACCATCGGGTTCCACTGGTCCCACACGATTCCGTTGGGAGAGTGCTGAAGGTTTAGTGCCGATGCCGTGAGCCTCGATCCCCGCTTGCAGAAGGCCAGTTGGAAGCGTCGAGGCTTCGACTGGCCTACTTCTGCCAGCACCGCGATCTCCCGCGCCCAGTTGGCCAGTTCAGAGGATCCGAAGCCAGCGTGTGCGAGTTCCATGGTGGTGAGTGGCTCGCCGTCTTTGCGTTGGGCCTTGGAGATGTGGTGCATCCAGATCCATGCGACCTTGGTCTGGTGGAGGATGGGCTGGAGCTTGTTGCGCAGGAACGTGCTGACCTCGCCCTGGTCCGACAAATCTCCCCCGAAGTAGGAGAAGAGCGGGTCGCCGATGATGAGGTCGAGCTTGGATCGGGTGATGAACCGTGTGGCGTAGGCGAGGAATGCGTCCCCGGTACGGACGGATTCGGTGCGGAAGTGGAGGTTCTCCTGGAGGATGCGGATGTCATCGGTGGCCATCTTGAGCCCTTTGATGACGCCCTTGAAGGCTTCGGCGAGGTCGCCCTTGTCGTTCTCGGCCTGGACGATCCCGATGCGGAGCGGGCGGACGGGGGCGATGCCGAAGAAGTCCTTGCCGAGCGCCCAGCGGATGACGATCTGCATCATCAGTGAGGATTTCCCGATGCCGGTGCCGCCGGAGATGATCATGGATGAGCCACGGGTGAGCCACCGTTTGCCGATGAGGTTGTCGGGGTCGTTGTTTTCATCGAAGTGGAGCAGGTCTTTGACCGTGACGATGGTGGCTTGGTCGTCGGCGGTCTCGCGGTCGCTGAGCCAATCCGACCATGACTCTGGGCCGATCTGGGTGGCCAGCAGGCGTTGGGGCGATCCGTTTCGGAATGCGCCGGGGAGCCGGGAGAACCGTGCGGGGTTCTTGTTCTTGGGATCGATGCCGGGGATGAGGTTGTAGATGAGATCCCGGCGGGCCTCCCATTCCTTGCGGTCTGGTGCATCGACGCGGACCCATGCGTGTATGGACTTGCCGCCGCTGTCGATGAGGGCGGAGATGGGCATGCCGGTGTCGCGGAGGGCCTTCTCCTGTTCGGCCTTGGGTCGTTCGTCCATCTCTACGAGGACATGGCGGTAGGCGGACACGTCGTTGTCGGACCCGCTGTAGAGGTTGGGCTTGAACGGGTTGATGCGGACGAAGACGCCGCGTCGTTCGGGTCCGAGGATACCGGAGCCGGGTTCGTCGTGGCGGGCGAGCCATTCCTCGCGGGTGATGAACGAGCCACTGGACAGTGGCCTACCGTCCTCTTCGGCGACGTTGTCGCAGATGCAGACGGTTTCGCCCTGGGCGAAGCAGGCTTCGAGGAAGCGCCGGAACTCTGATGCGCCGGGCTCCGGGGCTACCGGAGCTGGTCGCTTGAAGGTCACGCGGGTGATGTC